GTATTGTTTACGCCGGTTTTGTTATTATATATACCAGAATAAATTAATGTATTAATTCTTCTTTGTTCTGAAAAATCTTGATTTGTGGTATAAGCACGAACGCCTAAATCCATGGCTGTATTGTTATATCCCCCTTTAATACGAGATTCTTCAATATGCCACGTAAAGTCTTCTTTGTTTACACCTTTTACAATTATGGTGTTAAAGTATTTTACTTCAATTACTTTTGCCATACTATATTTATTACACTAATTGTGTATATCTTAGTTATATATTACACTCAGTTGTTGTGCCACCTACCCAGTATCCGTTTGATCCACCTAAGTATATCCATTTACCAGAATAAATACCGTCTGTATAAAAACCTGACGGGGCGGCTTTAGTTAAATCTGCTGTATAATAAATGCTATACGCGTTCTGTAAAGCTGTTTGCCCAACAGGAGGAGTTTCCACGTGGTATACTGTTCTTTGAGGTAAACCATTCCAAAAAACACAAGCTTCTAAGTTGCTATCGTAGGCGTCAATGTTTTCATTGTACCCCAGCGTCATTGACGGAGCTGTTGAACCTTCTAAAACCGTTATATATACTGAAACTTCCTCAGTGTCTACTGAATTTTCAGTTGCTTTAAATGAAAGCTTTACAATGCCAGGTGTAAACCCGGCCAAACTAGAAGTGGCTACTACATCAATTGTTCCACTATCAGCTGTGTAAGAACCAAAAGCAAACGGGTAATTAGAAGTTATTTCTACAGGTTCTGGATCACTTGTGCTTGTTACTGTCCACTGATTTAATAAAGTGAACGTTACGCCTGTTGTATTGCTATCTGATTTTGCCGATCCATTTGTACCGGTTATTGTGCCAACGCTTGCGCCTACAGTTGTATTAGCGGGAACAGCTTTATTAGCAAACACGGTTATTGTTGGATTTGCATCTGTAATGCTTATTGTTTTATTAGTAACTTGAAAAGTGCTATCATTAAAAGTTGCTGTTATTGAAAACGTATACAAATTAGACCCTGGGGTATAAACAAAATCTCTTTGTTTAACAATTTCATGTAGCCCTGTGCTGTGATTAAATTCTATTGCAAAATCAGTTTGGCTTGCATTTCCACTTACAGAATCTATAACAACTGTGCAATCAGGCAATCTTGTAGTATCGGAAAGTACAACAACAGATGCTACCGATTTGCGGTCACTCAAAGCTTCGCTAAAGGTTAAATCAGGATCAGAACCGGTAGAATTTATTGTAGGTTCAATTATAATACTGCTTATTTGTAGGTCATCAGCTTCATTAATGTCTGATACTAATCCAGCAGAAGATGTTTCATAATATATATCAAGAGCAGATTCTACTGGCTCTGTCTCTAAAACAGCAAAAGCTGGTACATATACTGATCTATCAACACCTATAATCCATCCTTCAAAAGAGCTGCCCTGTGCGGATACAAGACCTAATAAATTTCCCTTGTTAGATTTATAAAAATTAGCAGGCGCAGTACCTAGTCCATTTTCAATATAAGTGCCTATAGACTTTATTTTCAAATAATCATTAGGCAAGAGTGCTGATCCGCTATATTGCTCTGTGTTTGAATTTTTGCTATAAGATAATCCACCATAGCTACCGTAATCAGTGTTTATTAATCTAGGCATTACCCTTACATCACCAGGCAATAAACCTTCAATTGTAGCGGCTGCTGTTGTATCCTTAGGTAATTTATTAACATTATCTGAATACAATGTTATATAATTGTCTATAATGCCAGGGTGGTATACATTGTAGTAATCTTGCTCCTGTTGTTTTACAACTATTTTATACGAATACCATCCATCAGGATTAGTAACAGCATCATAAGCATTTGGTATATTCTCGCCATTTTCAGCTTCAGGCGACTCATAAAATATAACTTTTAAGCTATCACCATTCCAGTATTGAGCATCAAATGAGGCGTCTTTAATATCAACAAACAATGTTGACGGATGAGTATTTGATAATATCACCGGTGTTGATCTACCATATTTATCTGATAAAACAATACCTACTGTGTATTTTCTTCTTTGTTTTATTGAATGATAAGTATATTCTTCTGAATACTTTTTAGAAACCGCTACACTGTAGCTTAGCTTTGGCAAATCAAATCCTTCAACAAAGTTCCCGTATATTACTCTATTGCCAGCCACCTCTTGCGCTTTAGCAAGTCTTGGCACATTGTCATACACTCTTACTATTTGCTCTTCAGCTAATGTATATTTTGGTAATGTAGATTTGTATACATATGTATAATACACCTCTTGCGGAGATGATCCTTTATCTACAATAGTTATACCAGCTGTAATGTCTTCTATATTAACCGTATCTACAATTCTTGTAGCTATACTATCTGATTCTTTATATATTATATCAATAGATTTTAATTCTTCTTTATTCTTAGATTTTAAATCTTCATTATCTATTAAAATATATTGAGCAATCTTAGCCGCATCATCTGCACCGGTTAATACAATAGAATTAGGTAATTTAATTTTTACAGACACTTGATTAATATCATTAATCATTATAGGATTTTCAGTGTCCTCGTAAGCTGTGATTTGCTCAGCAGTAGTCATTACATTAGTATCAAGTTTAAAAGCAACCTGACTAAATGGGGCTAATGTAGAATACTCATTGCCTAAAAATTTATATCTATATGAAAATCTAGGAAACTTAAGCTCTAAGAAATCTGAATCTAGTTCAGTGTTTTTTGATAAAACTAACTCTGGAGCAGTATAAGGAGCTATTTTTATAACGTTTATCTTATCGTTGTTATCGTAGTATAAAGCTCCTGAATTTGTGTCATAATGATTTATAGCGGTCTTTACATTTATTCTTCTCGGTTGATTTAAATCATCAGTCCAAAAAAGTAAATCCTCAATAAGATTAATGCCGGTTATTAGGTTCGATGTATTAAAATTTAAATATGCCCCTTCTAAAATAACTTTTGGCGTGCTATTTTCTTCTAAAACTACAACTTTATGGTTTGTATTATCAGTTAAAAACCAAAATATTCTATTTGCTTTTTCATCAAAAAAAGAACCTATGCACTCAAAACCTTCTCCTATTAAAGATGGATTTTCACCAGCGTAAGCCAGCTTATTACCCCTTAAAGTTTGTACAGCTCCTATGTTATTCTCGTCTGATTTAGATACTTGAATATTTACAGCGTCACGGTATTCCCCCTCTGGTAGTAATCTATCATCCAGGTCTTTATTCATTTTCCCCTTAAGGAAAGTATTTTTGATTTCTGGCATTTAATTAGTGTTTAATTTGTTTAGACTTGCCTCTCATTACATTCGTCATTTCTGACATCTTAATATTGTAAAGTCTTAACTTGGCGTTTCGCATAGAAGCTCTGCGCTCTTTTTTAAATCTATTTATAATGTATTCAGGTATATTTGCCATTGATTCAAGTAAAGCACATGCTACATATTTATAAATAGCTTCTTCCGCCATTTTATTAACACGCATTTCGTCGTCAGTACCTAAGCCATCAGATATATATTTAATAAGAATAATTGCATCAGCAAGATTGCTACTAAATGAAAATGTGCCTGCTGCTTCATCAATTGTGAACATGCCATTTGCATTCATTAATTCCGGATCACCTCCATATCGCTTATTAGAGTCTAATACATAGTTATTTACATGCGTATCAGTATCTGGATATATATTTGTAATGATAGCCTCTATATTAGGTGATGTTGACGGATTTGTAAATCTTGTTTGAGTAACGGATGTACCAGTCAATATGCTTTCAGGGACACCGTTTGTTTCATCAAAAAGATAATTATGATTATCATCTTGCAATACAGCTTCGCTTGGTCTGTGCGATATTCTGCCATAAGGTATTGGATGCTCTATTCCAACTGTATCTACCCAAGAGACAGCTACATAGTTCACATAGTCTTGAGGCATTGGTATTGTTAAAGTAGGTCCTAATTGTACCTCTTGTATTTTTTCTACTTTGGAAATATCATAGCTGAATTCTTGTATTGCTCTTTTCGTATGAAAAACAATATCAGAACGTCTAGCTTTTGGTATAATCTTCCCGTCGCCAACATATGCTACTGTAAAGTTTCTTACAATGTCCGCTAAGGATACATATCTATAGTTACCTAAATTTGACTTAGCTAAAGCAACAGCTATAATAGAACCATCACCAGGCGCTGTATCAAATGTAATTACCCCTGTACTTGTGTTATATGAATATAAATCGTCATCTATTTCTTCGCCGTTTATGTAAACAACAAAGCTAGAAGCGCTGGTTATTACGGGATAAAACGATAAAGTAAAATCTACTTCAACGCCATCACCTTCAAATCTTTGGCTGCTTGTATAATAAGCATATGCGTCTGTTTTATTTATTAGCCCCATAATTAACTATTTTCTTTTGTAAATTTATTTGCTTCTTCTTGCGCCGCTACCTGTATAACTGTAGGGTCTTTTAATATAACACCCGCATAAGCAAGTATTTTAGTGACTAATAAAGTTTCTTCTGATGGATGCAATTCAAAATCTGTTGAATCAGCTTCATTATAAGTATAAGCCCCTCCTGAAGAATCAAAGGCCCATAATGGGTCTAAAGGTTTTCTTATATAATCTATATTAGCAGAGGATATTGTTGTTGGGAATATCTTTACATTATCTCCCTCATTGTAATATACTGGATATGAAGTAGTTGGAGCAGTAAGCTTGCTAGAATTTAAATAAGCTAACTCTGTTTTTTTAACTTGCTCTACCTCTGTGTCTCCGTTTATAGTTATTAGTATTGTTCTATAAAGATTTGCAGGTTCAGCAGCAACGCCTGAAGTAAACGTTAATGTGCCTGATGTAGAGAATATATCAATTTTTTCTTGTATATTTCCTACAATATTACCATATTCACTAGAAGAACCAATTCTGCTTTCTTTTACAAATGCTCTATTATAATCATAAAAAGACTTTTCAAACAAGTCTAGTTGAGCTTGTCTTCCAAGTCTGTTGAATTGGTCAGGGGTAAGATAACCTCTTTGTTCTTTATTCAGGATTGCTAAAACAACCCGATAAACTTTATTTATGTCTATGGCCATATTGTTAAATATTATAGCCAAAGGCCCCGAAGGGCCCGGCTACTTAGTTTTATTTTAATTTCTTTTCTATAGCTTTGTATACTTCTACACCTTCGTCTGTTTTAAACCAGGCAGCTAGTGCTGAGTATGGATTTTCGTCAAATGGAACGGTCATTAAAACTCTACCGTTATTTGCCCACTTAAATGTTCTTTGGTCGTCAGCTAGTTTAATAATCTTTTGTTCAACAGCTTTAACACCATTATTTCTTACGCCTACATTTTCGTCATTAGCTAATTCTAAGAATAGTTTTGGATTTCTTCTTACGAATATTAAGAAATCTCTTTTAAGCTCCTTAGAGCTCATCTGAGATACCTTAGATCCAATCTCAACGCGCAATATTGCTTCCATCATATCAATTTCCATTGAATTAGCAACCATTAACGCTTCAATTTCATATTCTATTTTGCTTAATTCGTCTTCGGCTTGTTCTTGTGGGTCAAATTCAAAATACACCTTATCTTTATCTGGGTGATATAATGATAGTAATTTTTGCAAAACCTGTTTTTCTTTTGGAACGTTTAAAACTCCGTCTTCAAAAACTATGTGCTCAAGTCTTGCTTGTCCTTGAAATTCATCTACAAAAACCGTGCGTTGGTTTTTTGTATATTTTAATTCTCTTTCATATCCTTTCTCTTCATCAAACCAAAAAATGTTTGATGCTTTTATTGCAAAAGATAGCGGAGAAAAGTTATTTGATAATACATAAACTCGGTCTTTAATTTCCCAAGCTTTTTCTACTGTTTTTGTTGCCATAATAATATATAATTTAATAAAGGTAAAAAAAAGTAAAAATTACCCTCGAAGATACATCGAGGGTAACCTTTACACTTGTTATTAGTTCAACAACATAAAGTTGTTAGCTCCTTGTACTACCAAGCAACGCTCAGACAAGTAATGTACTTGCATCATATCGTCGCCAGAAGTTGCAGCACCACCAACTGAACCAGTAACCCAAGTTTTCATACGACGGTTATCAGCTTCAGAAGCACGGTAGCGTACGTGCAAGAATGGACGTTTGATGTTTTTACCAAGCACTTTGTCATAAACGGTTGAAGTACCAGCTGGAACAAGAACACCACGAACTCCACCAACTAGACCACGAGTGGTAGCATCGTTAAGATACTTCCAGTCAGTTTTGTAGAAATCGTAAGAACCTCTGCGGAATCCAGAGAAACCAAGGTTTAATGCCATGTCAGCGCTGTTGTTAAATACTCCGTAAGAAGTACCTCCAGAACCGTAAGAGTTTTGAGCAGCAAGCATGTCATCGATAGCTAAAGAAACTTCTCTGTTGTTAAACAACATATTTTCTTCAATAGCACCTTCTTTGTCAAGTTTCTTAAGGATGTAGTCAAAAGACTCTAGGTCATCAGTAGCTGAAGAACCAGCAATACCAGCGGTAACGTGTCCTCTTGAAGTAATAGCAGCAAAAAGACCTTCAGAACCGTGAATATCAGCAGCGTAAGCAGCAGAATTTTGGTTTCCTTCAGTAACACCATCTACGTCGACTATAGCTTTTTCAGCTTCAACCAATGCCATTTCCATATAGTCTTCAAAGCGAGAACGAGTATCTCCTTCTGCTTTAACGTACCATAGGTATCCAGATTGACCAGACTCTCCGGTTACTTCAACCCACCCGATTTGAGCAGCGTCAGAACCATTGATTTCGTAGTAGTCACGTAGTATGATAGGTTTGTTAGTCAAAGATACAAACTGTGGCTGAGCAGCAGTTGCTACAGCTGAGCTACCTTTTTTGAACTCAGAACCAAATACAAATACGTCTGCAGTGTCTGAATCATCAAAAGCAGTATCAAGGCTAATTGCACCATAAGGAAGTACAACGGCTACGTTATCGCTTACAAATGAACTAACATAACCTTTTACAATGCTTGTACGGACATCTGTCTTACCTTTGATTACCAAAGTCTGACCTACTTTAATAGCGTGGTTAGCTGGGAAAGTGATTTGGTTTGCGCTAGCATCAGAAATAGAAACTGATGAATAGTGAATATGCAAACGACCTTGCTCAGACCAGATAACTTGATCAGAGGTCATAGGCATTTCAGCGCCTACCATTTGAAGGAATCCAGAAATGGTACGATCTCCGTAGCGCTCTACTTCAGCCTCGTATAGTTCTGGTAAAAATTGTTGTGCCCATCCAGCAACACCAGCTGACGTAAAGTCAAGGTAGTTGCCTGCGGCAGCTTGTTTAATTGGGAGGGCATTGCCTAAGATTAGTGCACTACCCGCGGTTGGATTTACTCCGTTTGCCATGATTTTTGTGTTTTAAATTTTTAACTTTTTATTTTAATTCTCAGTTTTGAACTATCGTCACCGCTAACCGCTCTTACCTTTACTCCACCAGCGTCTATAAATCCAGTATTTACTTTACGTGGATCCATATTTATGTTTTTAGATTCAGCGCTCATTTTTTTAATAGCATCTGCCATCCCTTGCTCGTAAAAATGGTTTGCAATAGCATCAGCGTTTCTTGCGGTAAATAAAGCTTTATGGTAACCAACTGCGTCTTTAATCATATTGTTTTCGTCTAGAAAACCACTAAATGACTCAATTAAATCACTTTGCTCTTGTTTTAATCGCACAGGGTCTTTCACGTTGTACCTATATTTGTTTTCTCCAACTTTAAATTCAAAACCTTTGAACTCATTATTGAAAACTTTTTCGGTTTCTTTTACGAAATGACCCGCTAATTTTTCTTGCACGGTTTGCAATTCGGATTGCTCCTTGTTGTATCGGTTGAAAAAGTCAATTGCTTTTTGCTGCTCTGGAGCTAAACGAGAACCCAACTTGACTTCATCGTAATATTTGTCCTTAAGCGTTGACAAAAATTCTTTGGCTTTTTTAACTTCTTCTTTAAATGCGAGCTTTTTTCTTTTGATGTCTCGCTCATCATCCATATCTTCGTCAAATGAAAATGAATCTTCAATTAAAAAATTAATTTCATCATTATCAAGATGTGATTTTGTTTGTTTATAGTATTCCTTTAATAAGGTGTCAGGATCAACTTTTGTATAATCAGCATTTAACCTAACGTAATCCTCTAATGTACCACCAGTCTCCTTCATAAAGTCAACTAGCTTTTGTACATTTTCAGGTAGCTCTATTTTTTCACTTTGAGCGGCATCGGAAGTTTCGACATGAACGGTAGTGGTTTGTTCCGCGTTGCCATTTCCTTCTTCTCGCAGCAGCACTGGCTCTTTGATAGTATCATCTGCATCTTGTATTAGTTCGATTATTTTCTCTTCAGCCTCTTCGGTAGCGACTGCTTGTTCTTTGTTTTCTGACTCCACTCCTTGCAGTCCCACTTTGGATTCTTCTGCGCGTAGCATGCTGCCATCTGTGCTTTGCTCTTGAACGGCATCTTGTTTAAATTTACTTAAGTCTACTTTGTATGTACCATTTTCTTCGGTAACTTTAACACCTGCATTTTCCAACACTGATGTTTCTTTTTCTGCTATAGAAGGCTGTTCAGCATCTATAACTTTAACTTTAATTTCAGACATAATATAATATTATAAGATTAGTTTTATTTTTTATTTAGGCTCAAATTGCTCTAAACCAAATCCACCTAAAACATCAAATCCAGCTGATTCAAAATCTTTTGGTGGCTTATTGTTTTTTCTCTGATCAATTAATTCAGATTGTTGAGAAGCTTGAAGTTTTGTACGTTTGTCCTTACGATCTTCTTTATACTTCTCTTTATCATTTATTACCCGTAAATCCATTTGTTTAAGCTGCATACTAAGCTCAAACTCATATTGCATAAGTTCTTTCTTAATAGCCGCTTCTCTTTCAAGCTTAGCTAAATCGTATTCAAGCTGTGACTTATTAATCATCACTTTACTTTCAGCTATACCTTGTTGCTTTTGCATATCAGCCATTGCCGCTGCTTGTGCTGCTTGTGTGTTAGATTCGGTTTGTGCTTGTATATTTTGCATTTTAACTTGCATATCGTATTCTTGTTTTTTACGACGGCGCATCTTTAATAACTGATTAGCTAGCTTTACATTTTTTATTTCTCTAATATCAATAGCATCTTCAAGATATATTTGATCTCTCTGCAATGCTATTTGTATATTGTTTTCTAGCTTAGCTTTTTCTTCCTCATCTGGCGCTAAATCTAAGAATATACCAAAGTCGTGAAGGTGCAAATCCTTTAAATCCTCAAGAACAGCTACATTAAATCTTCCAATGCCTTTTATAAATGAATCTTTTGTATTTGCAAATTCCAATACATCACTTATTCTAAGTGAAATTGCTTCAGCTGTTTTAAGAGTTAAATATAATCCAGCAGTTAATATATGCCTAGTTGCGGTATTTGAATTAGCAGCAGCTAGTTTTTGTAGCCCTACAAGTGCATTAGCATCTGGCATACTACCATCTCTAGCTTCGTTTAATCCAGAAACATCACGCAACATTTGCATGTAATAATTATACGAATTAATCAAGCTAGATATTTTTGCCTGAGATCCACTAGACTGCAGTTCTTGTACTGGTATTTTGCCATTATTAAACTCGCCGTCCTGTGTCATAGATCTACCTATAACAGATCCAGTTTGGAAATACATATTAAGTGCTTCCTGTGGGTTATAGTTAGTTCCATTACCTAAGTCTATTTCAGCAATCCCATCGGCATCTAAATAAACACCGTCTGGAACCATTCTAGATAATACTTGTTGTAACTTAAGGTGTGTTAACTGTATCATATCAGCGAATGAAGTCATTCTGCTGACAAGTGATTCAATCTTACCTCTATACATTCTTGGCGCAACTATATTATATGACATATTAACCTTGGTCGTATCAGACTTAGGTCTTGTCATATTTTCAGCCATCTCCCATTTAAGTATTTTATTATGGCCTATAATTTTTACACCATTATAAAGTACCTCAATAGTTCTTTGTATTTTTTCAAATCTACTTCTGTCGTCTTTAGGCGGATTAAATTTATCGTCTTTTCTTAATGCTTTTTCAGCACCAGTTGCGGTTTCTTTAATCTTATATACTTGGTTGTGGAATGTTTTATATTCAAAATATAAAACGTGCACTATATTTTTATCTGTAGATTCCGCAGGATTGTAAGCTTTATTATACATTAAGCTTGTGTTACCCATGCCTTCAATCTCTTTAATATCCTCGTCAGTTAATTGAGGGAATTGCTTCTTCAATTCAACTATGGATATTTTACGTATTTCACCTACATAATATATATCGTCAAAATACGGAGAATCAGTATAAGAATAAATAATATCAGCTGGATCTACATATTCAACTTTTATGCCATCTGATGTATTAAATGTAGTTTTTGCAGAAGCTATACCAATTACCGCTAAATCATAATCAAGTCGCTTTTTTATTAAGCTATATTTATTATGATCAAATATGTTATTAATAGCTTCTTCTTCTGCAATTTCTATAGATTGTTTATAGTTTAATTGCATATGCAAATCAAGCTCTTCTTGATTATTAGGTATGTTATCTTCAGCTACCGTAAATAAATTTACACCAAGTTCTTTTTTAAATGCTTCTTTATAATCACGAGCATACATATCACTTAGCAAGCCATTCACATAACTAGATCTTTTACTTATAGCTAATTGATCTTGCGAGTAAGCTTTTATTTCATATAGCCTATCGTTAATACCATTAACAACTATATCTACAAATTTTGGAATAATCGGAACAGGCTTCCAATCTATGTTTAAATATGACAAATCGCCATTAATTGACAATTCGTCTTTATATTTTTGTATAGATTGCTCTCCTCTTGCATAAAGCCTTAACCTATGGAAATTATCCCTATTAGCAAAAAATCTAATATCACCAGAATCTCTTCTAAACCATTCTGTTTCTATAGCGCTAGCGACATCAAGCCCGTAATTGTACGAAGCTTTTTCTGAATCACTAACTGCTTGGCTAGGGAATATGCCGTTTGGTAATGTTTTTGACATCTATTTAATTATTTTTGAGAATGTTCCGTTATTATCGTATTTTGTAAATCCAAAGTTTAATACTCTTGTTTGTCTCTCTTCTTTTGGTGTATATAAGTGTCTATTGCAAGCCATTATAGCTAAGCCTGAACTAATCGCTGCATCAAACTTTGTTCTGTTGTTTATATCAAATTTTGCCCAGTCATTTAATGTTTTATTGAAATACATTGTACCATACTCACCGTCTTCTTTAATACCTACGTGACTTTGTATATACATTTCAATTGCCGCAGCGTGTGCTTGTTTTATATCTTCAGAGTTATTAGGTATTCCACCTATTTCTCTTTCAGCTACAGATAGCTTATTAAATGTTTTATCAGGTCTATTCATTGAGAACCCTCTGTATCCTCTTCTCTTTAAATAGTATAAAAGCCTTGGCTTGTTATTTTCCGCTAGTATTGGCATACCGTAAAACACGATTGCCATAAGCACATCTTCAAAAAACATTTCAGCTGTCTGTGGCCTAGCTACATATTCTAAGAAAAAAGTATTCGACGGAGCGTTGTCCATCGTGAAAACCGTAAGACCATGTAGTGCTCCTTTAGAACCTCTACCATCTGTGGTTCCTGAAATATCATAACTATCGCAGCCAAATGCGCCGATGTGCTCGTTACCAGGTGACTTAACTCCATTTTTTAGTATTACACGGTTTTGAAGGTTTAAAGGTGGTATCCAAGAAATATTAAATCTACCGTTTTGATCTGGT